CTGCATCAACAGCAATATATGCAGGTAAAACAGTTGTAAATACCGTAGACTTAATAACACCTGATATAATTAACCACGAGGATTAAAGATGATTAAGAAACATTACTATAGCTGGTCTGACATTGAACGCATGTGTGTAAGCATCGTTAATCAAATGTACACTGACAATTGGCGCCCTGATTACATTATAGGTCTTACACGCGGGGGCAATGTACCTGCTACTATTATTAGTAATATGACTGGCATACGTTGCGAAGCACTTAAAGTAAGCTTGCGTGACGATACCAGTGAAAGCGAATCTAACTGCTGGATGGCTGAAGATGCATTTGGTTACGAAAGTGAACCACATGCTACAGCAGGTCCTTTACGCAAGAATATCCTTATTGTAGATGATATCAACGATACTGGTGCTACTTTCAATTGGATCAAAGAAGACTGGCCTAAAAGTTGTTTGCCAATGGATAAAAGTTGGGGAACAGTTTGGGATCAAAATGTACGTTTTGCTACACTAACAGAAAACTTAGCAAGCGACTTTAGTCAAGTAAGATACACTTGTCACGAAATTAACAAAGCAGAAGAAGATGTATGGCTTGTTTACCCTTGGGAAAACGTAGCAGAATACAAATAACAACAAAGGAAAAAGGAAATGAACTTGAAAGAACAATTAGTCAAAGCAGCACGTATGCATGCCGAAGGTGAGCTAGAACGTGCAAAAACTAATATCATGGTGTATATGAATAATGCAACTGGTATCGGAGAGCATAGCGATATTGTCGAAGCCATTCAAGAAGAACTTGATAAAATGGCTCATGCAGAAGATCGTATTGAAATGTTAGAAAAATATTTTAGTGCTTGACACAGACCTAAATATAGTGTATAATACATATATGTGTATTAGAAATATGACATCCACGTCTTAAACTCGGAGTAATTAATGAACAAAATAGTACAAATTAAAGCCCGGCTTGAAGAAGCAAACATTCGCCATTGGGCTGGCGATAACATTAGTGAAGTATTACATGAAGGCGATAAAGAAGCTCTTATTGAAGATGCAACTGTTGCATTTGAAGGTGTACTAGATGCACTATTGATTGATAGGTTTAACGATCCTAATAGTAAAGGTACAGCAAAGCGTCTTGCTAAAATGTACTACAATGAAATTATGGCAGGGCGTTATGACGTTATGCCTAGCGCAACTGCATTTCCTAATGATAGCGATGATCGCTATGAAGGTATGTTAGTAGTACGCAGTGAACTTAAAAGTATGTGTTCACATCATCACCAGCCAGTAGCAGGTGTAGCATACATTGGTATTATTGCAGCAGACAAACTAATTGGCCTGTCTAAGTATACACGTATTGCACAGTGGTGTGCTAGACGCGGTACACTACAAGAAGAACTTGCAAACGATATTGCTCGTGAGATTGAGTCTGCAACTGGTGCTGAACACTTAGGTGTTTATATTCAAGCAACACATGGCTGTTGCGAGAACCGCGGTATTATGGCAACTAGTAGTTTAACACAGACTACTGTGCTTAAAGGCGCATTTAAGGATGATAATAGCACAAAGAAAGAGTTTTTTGATAACATTAAACTGCAACAGGAGTTTGCACGATGATAGCATCTCCAGTATTTGAAAAAGGCTATCCATCGCATGAAGCAGTAAATAGAAAGCGAAGTATGAAACTAAGATATTCAGAAGCGTTTTATAGCGTACAAGGCGAAGGCAAGTTTGTAGGAGTACCTAGTGTATTCCTACGCACTTTCGGTTGTAACTTTCGTTGCATGAACTTTGGACTTGGTAAAGACGAACCTAGTCGTGCAGAAAAACAAGCACAAGGTATTATCCGCAATCAAGAAGTAAAAGACTTACTTGACGATGGTATTATTGCAAGGACTGAAAAGTTTACAGACTTGCCTATTATTCATACAGGTTGCGACACGTATGCAAGTATCTATCCTGAATTTAAAAACTTTAACAAACTTGCAGAAATTGACGAGGTTGTTGAACACTTGTTATCCCTTACTCCTGAAGGTAAATGGACAATGGATAACGGACAAGACATCCACTTAATTATGACAGGTGGCGAGCCGTTGTTGGCGTGGCAACGATTGTATGTCGAACTATTTGAGCATCCACGTATGCAGGATCTAAAAAATGTCACATTTGAAACAAACACTACTCAATTATTACACGACGATCTGTTTAAATATCTCAACGATAGCAAACGTATTACAGTTACATGGAGTTGTTCGCCTAAGCTATCCGTTAGCGGAGAATCTTGGGAGGACGCTATTAAGCCTGACGTGGCTCTTAATTATTCCACTGTTACTGGTAGCGACATGTATCTTAAATTTGTCGTTGCTGATCGTTCAGATATTGATGAAGCTGGCAGAGCTGTGCAAGCATACCGTGACGCAGGCGTTGAGTGTCCAGTATATTGTATGCCGCTTGGGGGACGCTCGGAAGAGTATGTCCTCAACGTTAAAGAAGTGGCAGAAGTCTGCATGGAAAAGGGATGGCGCTTCACCCCAAGGCTCCATATATCCTTATTCGGAAATGCATGGGGTACGTGATGCATACGAAAACGAACAACACGAACAAGCAATGAAAGCTCCATATCCTAAAATGGACCCAGAAGAGATGAGACAGAAAGGATTAATATGAAAAACTTTTTTAAGAAAATAACAGGATTAGACAAAGTTGAAGCTGAAAAGGCACAAGTACAAGAAGAAAAGTTAGAACTTCTAAAGCAACGTGATCCTAAAGCTTATGCAACACGCAAGAAGGAACCTTGGGTGAATGTAATCGATGTTAAAGTTAATGAAGAGAATGTTCGTAATGGCTTTTTTGAGCTCGACTGGAATGAATACTTTATTGCACAGCTTGTTGAAGCAGGTTACGGTGTTGACAATGATCCAGAAGAAGAAATTGTAGATCGTTGGTTCCGTGACATTGTTTACAATATGCTTGAAGAAGAAGGCCAGGATACTAATCGCGGTGCTGGATATATTAATGTAGTTCCTATTGCTAAAGGTAAGTCAGAAGTTAGTTGACATCTATAGTAAATGGTGTTATAATATATATAATTAATACAACAAAAGGCAAAACAAATGGCAACTTATGTCCTAGTAGACACAGCAAATACTTTCTTTAGAGCGCGGCATGTAGTTCGTGGCGACATTGATACTAAAGTAGGTATGGCGTTACACATTACACTAAACAGTGTTAAGAAAGCATGGAACGACTTTGATGCAGATCATGTTGTATTTTGCTTAGAAGGCCGTAGCTGGCGCAAAGACTATTACGAGCCCTACAAGCGTAATAGGCAAGTTGCTCGCGATAAACTAACTCCTATACAAGCAGATGAAGACACTGCGTTTTGGGAGATCTTTGACGAGTTTAAGAACTTTGTTACAGAAAAGACTAACTGCACTGTTATGCAACACAAGCGTTTAGAAGCAGATGATCTTATTGCAGGCTGGGTACAATCGCATCCTAATGATAAACATGTTATTATTAGCACCGACGGTGACTTTGCACAACTTGTTAGTCCTACAGTACGTCAGTACAACGGCGTTAGTAATGTAACTATTACGCATGAAGGTTACTTTGATGACAAAGGACAGCCTGTGATAGATAAAAAGACTAAAGAAGCAAAGCTTGCTCCTGTGCCTGACTTTATGTTGTTTGAAAAGTGTATGCGTGGTGACACAAGTGATAACGTGTTTAGTGCTTATCCTGGTGTACGTACAAAAGGTACTAAGAATAAAGTTGGACTTAACGAAGCATATGCAGATAAAGACAACAAGGGCTTTAACTGGAATAACATGATGCTACAACGTTGGACTGATCACAACGGTGACGAGCATCGTGTACTTGATGACTATCAGCGTAACGTAGTATTGTGTGACTTAACTGCACAACCCGAAGACGTTAGAGAGATAATCGATTCTGTTGTTGCAGAACATATGACTCCTAAGACAGTTAATCAAGTAGGCATGCGTCTTATGAAGTTCTGTGCAAAGTGGGATATGCAACGAATTGCAGATCAAGCTACTTATTACACCGAACCGTTATCAGCGAGGTATCCAGTATGACATTGAAGGCAAAGGCAGTAGTAAAAGATAAATTCTGGATTATCGAAAGCGAAGAAGAACGGGTTGGTACAGTATCGTGGAATGATGATAGATATATGTTTAGCAGCCGTGTAGAGACTTGTTTCTTTAATAGTACACACGAAATGGAGAAGCGATTTGGTTCTAATATTATTTGGAATGATATTACTCCAGTAGCTGACAAGGTTCAGTTAGAGTCGTTTTCAGTACACGGGTACCCAACAACTGTTAATCCGTACAATACTATGTATGATGTTAAACGTAAACTACCGTTATTCACTAAAAGTAATAAGTCAAAAAGTGCATATTGTGCAGGGTATTATATTATACACTTTGATAAAGGCTGGGTTAAAAGCTTTTGTCCTAAACAAATTACTGTAGAACGATACGAGTATAAAGGTCCGTTTAAAACAGACTTAGAAATGCGACAGGAGTTAAGCCGTGCCAACCGTTGAGCCATTAAATACCATTCCACTTCAGCAGTTTTTACAAGCAGTTAAGGCTGCTGAAGCTGCTAGAGTAGCTAACGTAACGTTAGACATGAACACTGCTAAGAACTTAGCATTTACCTTAGGTATTGTAATGAGTCGCTTACACGGTGATTTAGAGCTGTTAGTAGCACAATCTAAAGACAGTAGCGATGAAGTAATTAATATTACAATGGACGGCGGTTCGAAGTTTTAACTACGCATTTAACTCTAAAATAGATAAATATATGCGTAGTTAATTAAAAGGATTCCGCATATGAGTCGACCTAAACCGACAGTTATTTTAGAAAACATTGATAGTAAAACATACAAGAGTGAACAAGTACTAGGAGCAGAAGCCATTTGGGCTGTGTTCTATCAAAACGCACCGTTTAATTTAAAGAGTGCTAATGCACTCACAAACTATCCAGGTCCTAAGTATAAGAAGGTTAGTTTCTCTAATCCCGGGCATGCACATAATCTTGCTAGAAAACTAAACGATATGTTCAGATGCGTTGACTTTTCTGTATATAAGCTTACATCAGGTGAACTTGTGACAGACGAATGAACTGGAAAGAGACATATACTAAGGTCTTTCTAAAAGAACTTAATAAAAGTATTAATGATGCTACTGTTGCAGAGCATCTGCCTATATGGTGGCAGAATAATAGAAACAAAGGATCAGGTGGGTTACGTTTAACTGACACTGGGTTTGGAGTACTGTTAACAATAGAACTAGCTACGTACGACATCCCCTTTGCTAAAGATATGCCACTTACTACCCAAACTATTATCTTCCTAGATCAGTTTATTGACTGTCCGTACTATCTTACTAAGATGGGAATTACGGTAACTAACGAAAAGAAGGCAGTCGAACTTACTCTTTTTAGTGGTGATTTACGCAAATATGGCTTAACTAAAGCAATGAATAGGCAAAAAAAGGCAGATAATGGTTGACAAATGCTGTAATGGTGCTATAATATATGTATAGTTTAAATAAAGCACTAAACAAAGAGGGTACTACAAATGGATACTACAACACGCACTGTTAGTCCAAATGGGGCAAAAGCCAGCATTACTCATGCATTAAAGAAGAAGCGTCCTATCTTTTTATGGGGACCTCCAGGTATTGGTAAATCTGACATTGTATCACAAATCTGTGATACTTTTTCAAATTCACATTTAATTGACATTCGTTTGTCACTTTGGGAACCTACAGATATTAAAGGTATTCCATACTTCGACAGCAACT